TCAGAGCGGAATGTTCAGCGTTCAGTATCAGTTGATGCTCAACGACTATTTCAACGGATTCCTCACTGGCACATCGAACCTCTCTTACTATGACACGACCAAGCAGTACCTTTCTCTATTGCAGCAGTTCTTGAGTCCAGAGAAGAGCATAAGTTTCAACAAAGTCACCAACAGACTCAAGATAAACACGGATTGGTCGGAATCTCTTCAGGTTGGCGATAAGATACTAGTTCAGGCATATGTTGCATTGAGTCCCGAGACTTATCCAGAGATATACAACGACACCCTCCTGAAGCAGTATGTCACGGCTCTCATCAAGAGACAATGGGCATCCAACCTTAGCAAGTTCTCAAACATAGCATTGCCTGGTGGAATGCAATTCGATGCGCGTGACATGTACAACGATGCCATGGCAGAACTCACCAAGATTGAGGACAGCGTGCAGAGCAAGTACGAACTACCAACGGACTTCATGGTGGGCTAATGGCACGGAACAACTACTTCAAAGTCTCTTCCCGCGAATCTGACCTGTTTGAACAACTTGTTGTCGAGCAGATCAAGATCTATGGCTTTGATGTCCACTACATCTTCCGCAAGTTTCAGAACTTGGACAATCTCTTTGGCGAGGATCCAGTGTCCAAGTTCAACAAGAGTTTTCAGGTGGAGATGTTCGTATCCAACTACGAGTTCTTCGAATCGCAGAACAAGATAATGGACAAGTTCGGAATCAACCTTCAGGATGCCGTCACCCTCATGGTTTCCAAGAAGAGATTTTCCGAAGAGGCTGCGAGATATGGGACAGACACGACTCCACAAGAAGGCGATCTAATCTACTTCCCCGAATATGGTGGGTTGTACGAAGTGAAGTATGTTGGAAGCAGGAATTCGTTCTTTGCCTATGAAATCTCATGTGAACTCTTCCGATACTCTGGCGAGCAGATCGATACCGAGATCAAGGAGGTCGATGACATCGAAACCGAAATCCTCACGAACATCAGGGAGTTTGAGATCACTGGTGTCTGCGGTGCGTTCTACGAAGGAGAAAAGGTATATCAAGGATCCTGCTTTGGCTCTGCATCGTGGTCTGCAACTATACTAAACTTCAACTCCCTAGTCAACACCATGCAAGTTCATACAGAGACGGGAACCCCATCTTCGCTTGTAAGGATCAAGGGCGAGAAGTCAAATGCTTCCGCAGATTACATTACCATCACCACAACAGAGAGCAAGTTCATCGATGCAAACCTTGACGATGGTGGAGACATTGAGAGAGAACGAGCCAAGATGGATATAATAGACTTCACGGATAAAGATCCTTTCAGTGAGGGGAACTACTGATGTTTCGCTATTACTATCATGGAAGCATCAGAAAACTTGTAGTTGCTTTTGGTTCTCTGTTCAACGAGATATACATCTCTCGCAAGGAAGCCGATGACACGGAGCAGAAGAAGATAAAGGTTCCAATCTCGTATGGACCGAAGGAAAAGTTCGTCCGAAAGATCAAGGAACTTGACGAAGCAGATCCAGCAAGAAAGAGTTTCGAAAACATACTTCCGAGGATGTCTTTTGAGATATCCTCAATGGCATATGACACGAATAGAAAACTCAACAGCCTCAACAAAGTGTACTCCGCAAGAAACGAAAGCAGCGGAACCATATCATATGCATATAGCGAGGTTCCTTACAACATAGAGTTCACCCTGAACATAATGAATAGGAACATCGATGACGGCTATCAGATCATAGAGCAGATATTGCCATATTTCACTCCAGACTTCACGATTAGCATGAACTTCACCGATCTAGATAGAAAGATAGATGTGCCAATCATTCTAACATCGGTGAACAGCGTGGAAGACTACGAGGGTGAATTGAATGAAAGAAGATTGATAACACACTCCTTGATATTTCAAGCCAAGTCCTACATCTTCGGACCAATCAGGAGTTCTGGTGTCATCCGAGAGATCGATCTAACCTTCAGAGAACTAACGGACGAGTAAATGTCATCAACAGCAGAGAGAAATCTAGATGGATTCCTAAGTCAGTATCGTGTCATCACGATTGCGACTGAGTCTGTTGACTTGACCACGGCAAACACGATAAAGAAGATACGAATCACGGTCGAGCAAAGGGAAAAGTTTCCAGAGATATTCTTCAGCAGAAGCATAATTCCATACTTCGCACCAACGGAGGATTACAATCCCTTCACAAGCAGCCTTTCTGGTCCTGGCAACGGATTGACACAGGAACACGCAAGGTTTTTCGCTGGTCTTACATTCCTTCAGAGTCTTGGTCATGAGGTAATCTACGATGCCGATCAGTTGAGGCAAGCCGAGTTCTGTACGATTGGATACTCGTCAAATGGCACGAACATGTACGGGGCATTCAAGCCCCTTTACGACAACACGAATGTTCTCCTTCAGTATCCGCAGTTCTACAGCATAACTGGATCGAATCAACCAATCGGAATAACGGCATTCACTGGCGTTACCTTGAAAGGCTCATCGGCTGGCACATACACGATAGTCAATTTCGGTGGAGTTCTTGCTCCATTCCAACTGATGACTCATCCATCAACGATAGGAATTACCCACAGCAATGGACTTCCAACGGCAACAGCAGATTCCCCGCTGTACTTTGGACTATCCGCGAACACTGGCCTCACAGCATCTGTGAGATCCACATACTTCACACCAGACATTCACTTCTCGACAAGAAGAAACTTCTCCATTCTATCCGATAGGGGAATGACATTCTCTGGATTGCTCACATCTTTCGAACCATATTACTCGTTCATAAAGACATCAGACAACGACTTCATGGATGGTTTGACGGGAATGATAAGCGAGTATGTCGGAAACTCAGCCAACCCAGCATGGTCTGTGGAACTAATCAGGAGTTCTGGCAAGACAGGAAACTATGTGAATCGCGATGGATACAACCTGTCCAAGAACTTCAACGAGAGGTTCTTCAGCGAACTGAAGGCTCTTCCGAGAAGATACAAGGCTATCCCATCTGTCGGCGCAAACTTGGGTCAATACTCGTATCCATACACAACATCCGTGTTCGGTTGGGTTCCATCCATACCAACGCCAGGAACCGCAAGGGATGGAACGGGACCGTATGCAAGTGTGGGTTCTTCGTATTTCCTCAACAGGATAGCGGGTATCACATTCTACCCACCACCAAGCACATACAACTATCTTGGTCCAACTGGTTCATCTGCCTTTGGTGGATCTGGTGGATTGTCGGGTTGGAATAGTTACAACAAGTCGCTCACTGGCGAGTCATCGTTCTACAACGAATACTTCATGCTTGGGGGATCAACGACAGCAGCATCCAACACATATCAGGCTTCCAACCTTGTGCCAGCGAACATCCTGAAGTTGTTTGTTGACAATGCTGGTCCTAGGGGTCCGCTTGGAACCACCATGAACTTCCTGGATTCGTACTACTACGACATCTATCGCGAGCAGTTGGAGTATGGTGGGTACAAGGACATGAATTTCTTTGCCATGGAATTCGTGCCAAGGTTCAATCCATACATCCCAATGCAGACAAGTGGTTCACTTGCAAACCAATATCCGACAAAGAGAGATTGCACCATACACCGCGACATGGGCGGAAACACCACTGAACGGCTGTTCAATCTCAAGGAATCGATGAAGGCAACCATTCACTCGTCTCTGAAGATGTGGAAGTTGCTTCTTGATGAACAGGGCAAGTTCAACTACAGGATAGTTCCAGTGATTTCTGGTAGAAACGAAGACTACGATCTTACCAGAGGTGGGTCTGTACCATACACGCCAGAGGACTTTGTCGAGTATCTTGTGAAACCTCTCTTCAATTCGGATGTTCCTGCAAATGGCTTTGTCCTGAAGAACGATATGGATCAACTCCTGCTGAATGGATTCTATCTTGGAAACATCGCAAGAGGCTCTGATGAATACACCCGCGTCGTGACCAATCGGGGAATATCTGGTTCGGATCCAACCACAGCATTTATCCGTGGTCTTGAGACATATTTCTTCGATCTTGATAAATTGCAACAGACCCTTAATGTCTCTGGATTCAATTTTCTTGAGATTGCCCTTGGTCTTACTGGCGCGGCATCCGATTTCTCCAACTATCTGAACACATTCAAATCGGGAAGATTCAGCGACTACAGAGTGTATGAGACAAATGCGGGGCTTACTGGAGGAAATACAAAGATACCATATGGATTCAATGGGACATTCCAATGGCATTTGGTTGATCTCAATCAGAATTCTATTCTGTACAACAACTCAACTTTGCGAAATAGATGGCAGAATACAAGCAACAACAACATATCAACGGCATACAAGATCATCCGCGATGCCTACTTTGAACTCTCAAAGGAACAACTTGCTGCCGCCACAGAATACTTTGCAGAGAATGACATAACTACTCTTGTGGAGTACAGATCAACTGATCAGTTCGTAGGAAGGTGATTATCATGAGCAAGATGGATGAGAATCTATCGGAGATTCTAAACATGGATCCCGAACCAAAGCCCATTGTAGCAAGATCTTCTGAACCAAAGGAGGTCACGGTCGCAATGGATGATGCCGACAAGGACTTTCAGCGAGCAAGGGAAAACCTCAAGGAACTCGTCAATCTAGGCTTCCAGGCAATCGATGGCGTCTTGAAAGTGGCAAGCGAGGGTGATTCTCCCCGAGCCTACGAAGTCGTTGCACAGATGATCAAGGCAGTTGCAGAGACAAACAAGGATCTTGTGGAACTTCATCAAAGAATGAAGACCATCAAGGAAGACAAGTACGAGCAGAAGACGGTGAA